AGCTGCTAATCGCCCACAAGCGATACGCCAAAAAAGGAGAAGAGCCTCACACGCTCGTCAGAACTTACGAAATTTAAAGGGAGAAAATGTGGATTCAGAATTAGTTGAGAAAAGAGGTTGCCCGTTGTGCCCGAGCAGTGACGCATTCGCTGTCTACGATGACGGACACGGGTTTTGTTTTTCGTGCCGAGGGCACGTTGCAGAGGTCGACCCATTTCAGGAGGGACAACAACAACAAACACAACAACCATCAAGGAACACTAATGTGAGCGAGTTCGTGACAGGCAGTTACATCGATTTAGCTGATCGTCGTCTGTTTTCGAGAACGCTCAAAAAGTTCAAGTACACCGTTAGTGAGGGTAAGCACTACGCGCCCTACTTTGACCGCCAAGGTAACTTCGTCGCACAAAAAGTACGAGGCCCTGACAAGCAGTTCCATGTCATTGGTGATCTATCGAAAGCCGGGCTATTCGGTCAACAGCTCTGGGCACCAGGACAACGACTAGTTATTACGGAAGGCGAGATCGATGCAATGGCTTACGCCCAGATCACTGGTCTCACTTGGCAAGTCGTCTCTGTCCCAAACGGCGCCCAGGGAGCCGCCAAAGCTATCCGGCGTGAGCTAGAGTTCGTCGAAAGCTTCGAGGAGGTTGTGTTTCTATTTGATCAAGACACTCCCGGCAAAGAGGCAGCAGAAGAATGTGCCGCTCTGCTCCGTCCTGGTCTCGCTAAGATTGCTCAACTACCGCTTAAAGACGCTAGCGAGATGTTAGTCGCCGGGAAAGAGGCCGAGATGAAGGCCGCTGTCTATGCCGCTATTCCTTTTCGGCCTGACGGTATCAAGCGCGGCTCTGAAGTCGACTTCGCAGAGATCATCAAAGCGACGCCGCGAGGCTTCAAGATTGACTACTCTGAGATCAACACCGCGTTGCGCGGCATTCGGAAAGGTGAACTGATTCTACTGACTGCCGGTTCTGGTATCGGTAAGTCGACCCTCGCTAGAGAGATTGGCTACAGCTTAATCCGTGACCATAAACAGCGAGTTGGCTGGGTGATGCTCGAAGAGTCTTACCGCAAGACCGTCCAGGGTCTTGTCGCCATCGATAACAACGTCCCGCTAGGCGACCTCATGGAAAACCCAATGATGCTCGATCAGCCGAGTTGGGAGCAGTCGATGGCTGAAGTCGTCAACCTTAGTGACTTCTATGACAGTTGGGGTAGTTGTGACGTCGATAGTCTAATGACCAAGCTACGTTATCTGGCTGTTGGATGTGAATGTGACTTCATTGTTCTCGATCACGTCAGCATGGTCGTCAGTGGCATGGACGTCGAAGAGCGCAAAACTCTCGACTTGCTGATGACTAACCTACGGCAGTTTGTCGAGCAGACAGGCGTAGGTCTTATTGGCGTCTGTCACTTGCGTCGTAATGGCGGCAAGGACTCGTTTAACGAGGGTGGTCAAGTCAGCCTGACCGACTTACGAGGATCAGCCGGTCTCGAACAACTCAGCGACGTCGTCATCGCATCAGAGCGTAACCAACAACACGGCGACGAAGACAAGCAAGACATCACAAACTTCCGCGTTCTCAAGAATAGACCGTTCGGTAACGTCGGCCCAGCCGGTGCAGCACGATACGACCGGGACAGAGGTCGTCTACTACCGCACGACGCTCTACTTGATGACACCGAAGAAGACATTCCGTTTTAGGAGGAAACCATGCCAAGAAGATTAATTAACAAGCGCCACATCAGCAACGAACTCGATGAAGTCATCGATGCCAACCTGAACGAATCGCACGACCTGATGGTCGGCGTCGTTTTGAAAGCCATTGCACGAGACCTATCAGCATTCGATCTTGATCGTGACGCAGACAAGCTGCCTAACAATCCGTTGGCGCGTCTCATTTACATGTACGTTTCCAGAGACATCAAGGAGCGAATGGCATGCAAACGAGCATAACAACCCAAGAGCTTTTAAAGCTCATCAACGAAGCCGAAGCCGCCTACGCCGAAAAGCGTGGAGCTGGCTTGGCGCAGCGTATGCGTATCAGCGCCATGAAGCGGTTCGTTACTGACTGCCGTAAACGCTCACCAAATCAGAAGATCACTATCAGTCTGGAGGATCATTTAGTCCTGACAGACTTACCCTAGGGAGGGGAACCAATGGAACAACTTGTCGTAGATATTGAGGGAGACGGGTTACTACCACAGCTCACTAGAATACATTGCATCGGCGTCAGCCTGGTCGGTGAAAAAGACGTAATAACGTACACCGACGATAACCCCGCACTACCGTCTCTTCACGAAGGACTCGAACGACTCAAAGCAGCAGACCGCTTAATCGGCCATAACTTCATTGGCTACGACATGCCCGCACTCAACAAGCTTTATCCCGGCACTGTCCGCTTCGAGCAATGTTGGGACACTATGACAATGGCCGCACTCGTTGAGCCATCACGTCGATCCTTGTCCCTGGCGAGCTTCGGTAAGCAGTTTGGGTTTCCAAAAGGAGACTTTCACGATTTCAGTAAGTACACCGAAGAGATGAAGGTCTACCTCGAGCGTGACGTTCAGTTGACGGCTCGGGTGTATGAACACATACAACAACAATTCAACAAACTCTACCGAGACGGTAACGACTACCGCCCTGCGATAGAACTAGAACACCAAGTCCAACAAGCGTTAGCTCTTCAGTCTAACCACGGCTTCAGGTTCGACGTCAAATCCGCAGAGCAACTCAGCGTGAAATTAACAGAAGACATCTCGTCACTCGAAAAGATGTTGAGCAAAGTATTCCCGCATGAGTTCAAGCCGGTAACAGGCGATTGGGATTTCAAGAAGCGCACCTGGCGCAACGTCGACCAATGGACACCGAAGGTTAACAACGAGCGATTGGGTTACACCAAAGATGCCCCGCTGTCTCGCTGTCAGTTTGATCTGTTTAATGCCGGGAGTCGTCAACAAGTAGCACGGCGTTTAAACGTTCAGTACGGATGGCTGCCTAATGAATTCACTGCCGATGGTCGTCCGAAGCTAGACGAGAGCACGCTCAGTAATCTTGATTACCCGGAAGCGCGTCTCTTGCGTGAATACTTCCGCAAGACCAAACAGCAGGGCATGTTATCAGAGGGCAAGAACGCTTGGCTAAAGATGCACGACGGTGGACGCATGCATGGCTACATTAGAAGTTGTGGTTCGCGTACTCACCGCATGTCGCATAGCCGCCCCAATATGGCACAGGTCGATAAGTCGAAAGCGATGCGCGCCCTGTGGGTGCCCGATCACGATCAGGTATTAGTCGGTTGTGATGCTGACGCGCTAGAGCTACGGATGCTAGCGAGCTACCTCTACAAATACGACAAGGGTGCGTATGCCGAGGCTGTACTACGCGGCAAGAAAGAGGAAGGCACCGACCCGCATTCGATCAACATGAAAGCCGCTGGTTTGAACTACAGAGACAACGCAAAGGTTCTGTACTACAGCCTAATTTATGGTGCTGGAGATCGAAAAGTAGGTTCTATAGTTGCTGACGATTTAGAACAAGCCGGTCAACCTGTCCCTGCCAAGAGTTCTTTCCCTGCTCTTGGTAAGACTGCCAGGTCTCGTATTGAGTCTGGCGTTGTGGGCCTGGGGGAGCTAATCGAGAAAGTTCAGAAGCAAGCAGCCGTTAAAGGTTATGTGACGCTTCCAGATGGACGCCGCGCTGATTCAGCGCAAAGAACGGCGCTCAACACACTGCTTCAGGGCAGTGGGTCTATCTTGATGAAGCAAGCTTTGGCCTGTTTTTTATTTGAGCTTGTGCCTAACGAGAACCTCATACACGGCAAAGACTTTTCACTTCTCGCAAACGTTCACGACGAGCAGCAGCTATCTGTCAAACCAGAGCTGGCTGATCTCGTTGGTGGTCTGTTCGCGTTGAGCATCACGATGGCGGGTAAAAGATTGAACCTGCCGGTCGCCTTTGCAGGTGACTATCAAGTCGGCTCGTCATGGGCAGACACACATTAAAGGAGAGGATTCATGAACAAACCACTAACACGCGGGACAGCTAAAAGCGTTCAACCAAAGTTAGCA